CGTTATTCTTAACTACTCCTGTTTTTGCAGGTGAAATTACATCAACAATCACTGATTCCGTTCAATTAACAGTACAGGGTGCAGCGGTACAAACAGAAAGAATTGGTAGTTCCTATGCAGTTTCGGGAACTAATATTGGAGTATCAAACTTAGGTGGATTGACTGGTGGTACATCCAGTTCAGCAGCAACGATGAGTGCTGGTACTTATACAATTAACAATGACGGTCAGGCATTCTCATTTGCAGAATCACTAACTGTTGGGGATAGTGCTGTCACATCACAGACAGTTACTAATGGTGCAATTGCATCACCCACTCTGTATGGTAAGAATACTACACAGGCAGCAGGTGAAAAAGGTACTCTTGCAGGTACAATTGATACATCCACAGGTGCTCTTACAGTCACCGGTGGTGGTGCAGGAACCACTGCTATTGGTCAGCGTAGCGTAGAACTGAGCGTATTCAAATGAGATCTATCCTAGCAGGCGTTTGTCTGCTAGGGTTTTCCTTACCATCCCTAGCGGCTCCAGTAACGCCCAATTTCACTAGTGGTACTGTAACTTCTCATACTGAATCCACAACAACAGTAAGTGAAAGCATTAGACAACAAGACTTTCAAACTGGATTTAGTTATACAGTTACAGGTACAAATGTAAATGTTCCAGGAACTCCAACTCTCGGAACTTCTTATAGTATCATTAATCAGGGAGAAGCATTTCAATTTTCAGAATCTTATTCTGGTCCTGGATTGATTAAAGATACTACAGTCAATAGAACAACAACAATTCAATCTGTTACTGATTCAATGTCAGTATTCACACAATGAAATGTCGTTACTTACTTTTGTTTGGATTACTACTTACCATACCAGCATCTGCCGGAGATACTCCTGTAACTGCTGTTGCTAATCCACAGGCAACATCAACAGGAAGTGTGACTAATCAGGCAGTACAGGTCCTACAAGGTCCATATGCGACTAACACATATGGTGGAGGAGTAAGTTGTCAGGGCCCAACATTCAATTTTACTCCCTTTATGACCACATCCAAAAGTGGTTCAAGACCTTTTGAAGCATATGCCGATGTTGATAATGATCCAACCACAGGAGTTAATGGATTAGAAAGAACTGGTCAAAAAGATAGTTTTTCAAATAACTTTGGTCTATCAGCTACCTTATCATTTCCTTTAGATGGTGGATTGCAAGCAAGATGTAAGGCAGCAGCAGATACATGGACTGCTAGACAACAAACAGAAACTGATAAGGCACGATTGGACTTTGAACTTGTAAGATTATTGAAATGTGGAGAAGCAAAGAAAGCAGGTATCTTTTTTATTCCTTCTTCTCCTTACGCAAAGATATGTGCGGATGTCGTAGTGATTCAACAAATGCCTTCTTCTGGCGTAATTTCTCAGCCTTCTGTTCCTTCTTCAAAAGTTTTAAAGTCTTCTTATCCAATTCGGCAGCAAACATCAACTGTATCTCGTAAGGCGTCAGATCTCGGTTCAACAATTGCTTTGCCCTCACAAACAACTGATTGATAATTGGTTGTAATTTTTTTACCATCCATTCCACCACAGATTTGCCAACAATAGCCGCAGCAGTAGCAGCAGTAGCAGTGGTGCCAGCAAGAATAACTTGTTCTTTAGGAGGAATTGGAACTGGACCAATAAACGGAACTTTGATTTCTGGGACACCTAAAATACTTTGTGGTGGTGCAATCGTTTGAGTTTCTTGTTGTGTAACTGCTTGTATTGGAGGTATAAATGGTTTTGTATCTGGAAGTGCTCTGGGTTTATCCTGCACCTCTTCTTCTTTCTTTGGTTCCTGTTGAGGATTCACCATTTTCCTAAACTCTTCAGTTGTAGGAGCATCAATAGGTTCATATTGCGGAATACCATCAAGAGGAACATTCACAACAGGTTTTGGAAGTGTTCTATTGATTGGTACAAGAATAGGTGGGGGTTCCAATGAACGAATGACTGGAACCTCCACCCTTGGAGTATTTGATCTTATATCAGGAATTTCTGGTACGTTTGGCATCTAACTCAGCAAAGTTTTTCTTCTTTGTTCCTCCATCATAAGTCCAGGCATATCCTTCAACAATCATTTGGTCATTCAATGATGACTCTTGATCATTTACAAATAGATGTCCAATAATTCTCCCATATTTTTCTGTACTATCTGGGAGTTCAGTCTTGATGAGAATATGCTGGGCATTTTCTATATGATGCTTGAGCCATTCTTTTGCTTCCAAACCATACTTTTTCTCATTTGCATCCGACGTTCTACTCTCTGGAGTATCAACCCCAGCAAGACGAACTCTTTTTTCTAATGCAATATCAAATCCCAAATCAATAGATGCATCAATGGTATCACCATCAACTACTTTTAAAATTTGTTTAATTCTGTAGATGTAAGGATCCTTTAGTGACATCAGAATGGTAATTGAAACTTCCCTGTATTTAGTTTAGGGATGGGTAATTTTTCAAATGCTTTACTGACTTGCTTCTCTACAACAGCACCAACAAAATCTTCTGGGTTGTTGAGAATTGCTTCTGCTTTTTTATAGGTTACATAAGCACCTACACACAAAGCACCACTAATGAGAAGACTTGTTGCTGATAGAATCAATGCTATTTGTTTCATTTTTTGTTTCCAAATATGCCAGTCGTAGTATATAGTAAATGCACCAAGCAGTGAATACTAAACCTGATCCAAGTATTACCATCACGCCCCAAGGAAAATTGTTCATTTTTTAGGAATACATTCTTGTTTCTTTTTGTTCTCGTGATATGGATAATATTTACCTTCTGGTTTCATAAATCCACAACCAATTAACCATTCTTTTGTTTTTGGTGTTGGTGGATATTCCTTATATAGAGTCTTATTTGCACATGCTTCCAATCCTCTTGCAGTTTCACCTTTTTGATTTGCTGCCCAGATTGCATCTGCTTCCCAAGGAATTGCTGCACCTTGTCCCGCAAGACCATAAAGTTGATCGGCTCTTGCTTTTACCCAATTTGGAATTTGATCATCGTGATAGACCTGAGCAATAAATGGATTCTCAACACCTCCTGCCATACAATCTTGAACTGTATGCCATCCTTCGTGACGGAGAGTGCTTAGAAATGCTCTTGGATCATCTAGAAGGTCTCTACGAATGAAGAACCTATTGTAATCTGGTTTATAAATTCCATTCAAATATCGTGGGAAGTATTTTGTATCTCCAATATAAACCCCAACATTAATTTTATCTAAAGCAACAATAATTCTTGATGCTTCGTCTGCCATTTCTGGGAGAAACTTTTCAAACTTATAGTCTGCGTGGATTTGTTCCACTCCTTTCATACATTCCAAAAGGATCATACATCCAAGAGCAGCATTACTATAATCTGGAAGATCTAAAGTATCTCTACCAGGAGTAACTGCAAGTGTTGGTAAAGTTAGACTTAATGAAAGTCCGATTGTGGTGAGTAATTTTTTCATTCGTTCCACCATCCCTCTTCTTTGTGAATAAAAATTTTTAAATCTTTGACATATTTTCGTAATATTTGTGCCTGTTCTTCGTGCCAAAAATCACCCGTCTCCAAATGAAGGCGGGTGTGATTGTCTATTGCTTTAAGAATTTGGTGTATTGGTTTATTCCAACACTCACGCTTGGGAGTATTCCACTCTCGTGCCATAATGCCTCATTTTTTCTTTCCACCATTCTTTGCTTTCTTTGCTGTAGCATTCCCCTGATTTTGTTTAGAACCATTGGAACCTTTCTTACCTTTGTTTGCTGATTTTGCCATTATGGTGATGTGCGAGGTGTTACAAATCCTTCTTCCAATGCTTCAACTCTTTCTTCCAAAGATGTTGCAACTTCTTCTGCAGGTGGTTCTGGTGTAGGTTCTACGACAAATTCAGTTCTTGGAAGTTCTTTTTTTTCGTCTTCATCCTTATCGCCTTTCTTTAGAGTATCAACTCCAAAAGTTGCTGCAGCAGCGGTGAATACTGTTGCAATAAATGTGGGGTCCATCTTTGCAAGAAGACCAGCATAACTAGCGGTAAGTAATGCAGCACTCCAACTCAAAACTGAAATCCTAATGATAGTGCTCATACATTTTTCTCTTTTTTGAGTATTATCGCTCATTGGTCCTATGAGTGAATATAAGTCCTATGTATTTAGTATCCATACCAATATTTTGTGTCAATAGGAGGAAAATTATCAGGATTAAACAACTTCACAAACATTCTCCTCCCATTTAACGGATTTATCATTCTAAAGGGAATGATACCATTCATTAAAACCTAAATTTAACTTTAGCAGCACCAGAAGCATTGGAAACAGTACCATCAGTATCATAGTTACCTTCAACAAAAATCATTTCCTTATAATTCATTGATACCGATGCACTTGCTATATTGTCGGTAGCATAAGAACCATCAACACTCACACCAAACTTACCAAATTTATGTTGTAGTTTTAAACCAACTTCACCAGTGTTTTGGAATTGTCTGACAGCATCAACGGTTCTTGCAGATTGAATAGAACCAGTTTCGGTATATCCATCTCTATTAAACTGGCCGAATGTATATCCAATATATGGTGCAATACCAGTCGTTGGATGAACATACAATCTATTGTGTAACCACCACTCATTACCTTTTGGATTACTCTCATTAAAGAATACTCCCTCAACATTTCTCTTCGACTCATAGGTATTCATAGCATACCCAAAGTTAGTATTCAATGTAGTCCACTTGGAATACAATGCATTAAAGATACCAATATGATTTTTTTTCTGAGTTGAAGAGCTGTCAGTACCGTCAAGATTGATATTGACATTATTATATTGAGCACCAATAGTCCAAGTTGGTTTGATATCATATTCAAATCCACCACCAAATACTCTACTGTCTGCTTTATATCCATCAGCAGAAGACCAAATATAACGACTGTTACCAAATACTCTAAACTTCTCTTTGGTTTTTGATGGTTCGTGATCTAAAAGATTATTAATACCACGATTCACACCATCAAGAATCTCATATTGATCAATGCGTCCACTATAATCTTTTGATGCGTATGCAACATCCACGGTTGATGAACCGGATGTTACCTCTGTTGGATTTCCGTTTGGATATACTTTTGTATAAACTGGAGTAGTTGTAGTTGTGGTGGTTCTATAAGCATTAACTTTTTGTGTGCCACTACCTTCAGATTTTGTATATTCTACTGAAGAAACAGCAGCAACATTATAAGTTCTGGTTTTAACCCAATCGATTACATTGGTTTGAGTAATAACCATTGTTCCAGCGTTATCATCAGTGGTGACTGAAGTTACAACTGGTGTTCCATTTGTTGTAGTGGTAGAACCATCACTCCAGGTAGTTACAGTTACTGGAGTTGTGGTAGTTGTAACTGTGGTTGTTGGAATAGTTGTGACTGCCGAATCAGTGTAATGAGTTTCAGTTTGATTGCCATCTGCATCAGTGCCCATTACATGTCTATGTGGGGTTCCTGATGTAGTTCTTGTACCAGTAGTGGTTGATGTAGTAACAATAGAATTTCCACTAGCAGTTGATGTAACTGTTGGTGGAGGTGTTCCACCAGTTTCATAAATGTCAAGGACACCATTTTGGTTAGCATCACCAGAAAGAGCAGCTGCTGAAAGAGTAACTGTGCTGGAAAGAATAACATTATCCATAGGCATCCAGTTTACTGTTGGAGAACCTGCAGCATTGTAAGTAAACTGATAATCACCAGCTGAAAGTCCAGTAAATGTTACACCTTGCCAAGTGTATGATGTTTGAATATTTGGATCATAAGGAACCAATGCAGTTCCATTAGAGGTAAAGTAGTTTGTTCCGGGAATCAATCCGTCTGGCATTGTTCCTGAAAGTAAAGACCAGTTAACAGTTGATGGAGAAAAACTAGTTCCATTGATACCTTGTAGAGTTAAAGTACCTTCATTGAAAGTAGTTCCTGGATGCCAGTTACCATACCAAAAAGTAACCGATCCATTACCTCCACCAACATATCCAATAGAGTTGGTATGAGACAATGCTGCTGTTGGTGCTCCCATTAAAAGAGCAGACGCTACAGCAAGCGCCCTCGTAGCGTAAGACATAGAAATTCCGTGACTTGATGTGTACTAACAAAAACAAAAGTATTGTTTAAGATGAAGTATTCACCAAATCACGGAACCGTGAATTGGACTATGTAGATTCAGACCATTTAAGATCAGTGAATCAGTAATGATTATTACTATTTATTATCCATTCTTCCAAGATTCGCCTTCTGCTTTTCTTCTACGAGCAAGTCCTGCTTCTACATTTGAACCAGGATTTCTGTACAAGTAAAGCGCATCGGGAACTTTGTCCCATTCTTTATTCTTCAGTGTGCGTGTAATGGTATTGAAGTTATCACCACCATAGAAACCAGCACCAAGATTATAAGCAAAAGAAAGAAGTGCCCCTCTTTTACCATCAGACATTTCATTCCAATGTGGGATCTTACGAAGTGCTGGAAGAAAGTGCTTGCGGCATTCGTCAACGAGTAATGAATCTGCTTCTGCCTGAGTAATGGTTTGACCCATTCTAAATGGTCCACCATTCTTATCTCTGGTGCTTCCCCAACCAATCGTGATTGGAAGATTGCCCGAGAGTGGATCTGGGTATGCATTCAAACGACATCCTTCAAACTCTTTGATGAGTTTGAGACCAGATGCAGGAAGATCATCACCACCAGATGCTGCAGCGGCAGGGGCAGCTGCTACAGCACTATGCTTTTTTCCTCTAAAAATCTCCGCCCATTCAACATTATCTTCAAGATATTTGACTGGAAGATGATCTTCTAACCATTGAACACCCTTAATGTGATTGGGGTTCTTCTCATCATAAAACTTGAAAAAGTTGTGTAAATCTACTTTTGCCATTGTTCTGTCTCCTATCAGTGGAAAATACGACCCCAGCCATCGTTGCCACCAGGACACCAACGATGCTTGAGAACTGCTTTGGTATAGACGGTCTTCTTACCGTGTTCTACTGGACCTGTATAATTATCGTTCAATGAACCATATGGGTCGTTGATGTAATAACCTTTACCATCTGGAGTAGTACCGATGACTACAACCATGTGCCCGCCAGTAGGTGCAGAAAGAGAACCCCTGTGAAGAATACCAATAACGACAGGTTTACCAGCAGATAAACTCTTATCAATATCAGCAAAAGAAAGATTGTAGCTAAAGTGTGACTTAACACCATAACTCTCAAGAACACGAGTTTGAACTGCGTGATCTGTTGAGTCACCAATTGCAAATACTTTTTGAACATAGGCATCATCGCCCTTTGCCCCTTTTAATGTGCCTGGTTTTAAAAACTCAAGGCACATAGCACACGACGAAGAGTTGCAAGTTCTATGAGCATCTCTGTAATTATCTACCTGATTGAAATAAGGAACTGCAAGAACCGCAGGTGTTGGTGGTTTGGTTCTAAAAATTTTTACCCAATCTGTTTCTGAATCATCCATATATTCAGCAGGAAGGTTATCCTCTAACCATTGAACTGCTGCTACGTGGTCTGGATTCTTATCATCATAATACTTAAAAAAGTTATGAAGATCTAAAGTCATTTTCTTCTCCTATAAATTCTAATGAAAAAATATCATGATCAGGAATATCTGGATTCAACCACTCACTAAATTCTGATTGAATTGCCTGAGCATCTTCATAGTTCTTTTGTTCACAGAGAGAATGAATACGATCAACTGCCCAATCATGTGAAGTCCGAAGGGTCTGTTCCAAGGTAACCATCAAAATAATCCTTCCTAAAGTATCTGGAGAGTATGTTACTATTGTAGTACGCAGGAACCCCAGTGTCAAGTGCTTCGGTCAGTACATTATTTAGGAAAAGTTGTCGCGTTTCCTCAAAATTACATTTGCCCTTGGTCTTATGTAAGGATATTATTTTTCTTTCGAAACATTCTTTACCGTACTTCTTAACGTCTTCTTTAAGTTCTGGACAAGAACCATAGTATTTTTTCCAGTCAGATTCTTGTTTAGACTTCCGTTTTTTACCAGGAGGAGTTCTAAACGACCAAAAATACTTACGCCCTATGTAGCTTCTACCGGTGATCTTAGAGTGAATATGATAAACAAAACCAAAATGCTCTTGAATGTGGGAAGTCTCAAATACTTCACCCTCGTACATCCAAGGATTCTCATAACTCATATAAAGTAATCTTATGAGCTATTATTTATCTTTAACGGGAACAAACCTATTCTAAACAAAAAAAGGGGACTTGTCAAGCCCCCTGAAGAATTATTTTATTACTTATTCTCTCTTTGACGCTGAATGTAATCATCAAGTTCTTTCTTTTTCTGTTCTGGAGTTTTCTTTTTCTGCTTCTCATCATATGCCTTAACTGCATCCGAATGTTCCTTTGAAGGTTTCTTTGGATTAGCATAAACATTCATAGGACCAGAAGCAGGGCGACCTCTTGGATCCATACGAGCTTCAACAATATTGCCAATGGTCTCAGCATCCATCTCCATCATCACATAATTTGCCTCTTCTACGGTATCTACGTGCCCGTTGTCCAAGAGATACTCAAGAACGAGGTCATAGACATCATATTCATAGGAAGCCTTAATATTGACTGGTTTTGATGCCGCTGCAATTTTATTAGCTGTTGTAACAGCATTTCCTCCAGAAGCAGCAGCAGAGGTGCTAGGAGCAGCAGAAGTTGCCTGAGATGCAGTTGCTGGTTTGAATGCTGGTGGTTTTGATGCTGCAGCAGTAGCAGCAGACAATGTTGAAGTTGCTGCTGGTTTTGATGCTGCTACAGATGCTTTAATCGCACCTTCTTCACCTTTACCTGCTGCTCTTGCTGCTTGTGCCGCTCTTAATTCTGCACCAGTTGCCGCTCTTCTTTGGAAAGTTGTTCCTCCAGCGGTAGTTCCTGTAGGAACTGCTGGTTTTGATGGAAGGGTTTTAGCAGGAGTTGGTGTAGAAGATGCTGGTTTTGCAGGTGCTCCTGCTGTTGATCTTGCTGCAGCTGATGGTGCTGGTGCAGGTGCTGGTTTTGCTGCTGGTTGTTTTGCAGCAAGATCCTTCAGACGAGAATTACGTGCTGCTTTTGCATCATTATAATTTGCATAAGTCTTATTATCCGAAGATGAATAATACTTACCAACAGACGCTGCCCCAGCTTGTCTTACTCTTGCATCAGAGGCTTTATCTGAAGCTTTATTTTTATCAATATCTTTTTGACTTCCAAACATAGAGGTTAATCCCCTACTAATAGATCCTGCAACACCACCCCTCCTAATCATTTCAGAATTGGCAGTATTCAATTCTGATTTGATTTTTGTATCTTTTTGTGCAACAGTAAGTTCTTCCAAATAAGATTCATTCAATTGCTCTTGATCAGAAGCAGCAATACTTTCATATAAATTCCCAATCTCATTCAGGTTACTAAAAGAAAGAGTCATCTTGCTAATACGTTTTACTTTCTTTTATTTATAAAAAAAGAGGGTCCGAAGACCCTCTGTGTCAAAGTTGGAATCCTGCAAAGGAATCTTTTGTAACGTCTTGCTTAATTCCACCAATAATATAACTTTCAACTTCAGTTTCTTGTGGAGCAACTTGAAGACCTTTAGAAGAGATCCAATGTTCAGTCCAAGGAAGTGGATTGTTCTTTGCTGGAATATCATAAAGAGGTTTAAGTCCAATTGCTCTCATACGACGATTGGCAATCCATTCAACATACTGCTGAAGAAGTTTATCATTCAGACCAATCATTGATCCATCCTTGAACAGATACTCTGCCCAGAGTTTTTCTTGATTTACGGCACTTTCAAAGGTCTTATAGACCCACTGCTCTTCTTCTTTTGCAATTCTTTGCATCTCAGGATCATCACCCTCCTTCCACTTGTTTAGGATGTTTTGTGTGATGACCAAATGCTGGTTCTCATCACGTGCAATCAGTCCAATGATCTTTGCACTTCCTTCCATAAGTTTGAGTTCGCCAAATGCAAAACTACAAGCGAAACTGACATAAAAGCGAATACCTTCAAGAATATTAACGTTTGCAACTGCTCTAAACAGTTTTCTTTTGAGTTCATATCTTTCTACCTGTGCGTAAGGAACTTGTTCTTGGGCGTGTTTCCAAAGTTCAGAAGTTCCATAATGTTGAGCACTATTGATAAAATCGTTATAGGCTTCGGTTACGCTAACAGCACGTTCGAGAATTCTTTCATCTCTAAGAATAGTATCAAAAACATCCGAAGGATCTGCATATACATTTTTGATAATATAGGTATAGGAGCGTGAGTGAATCATCTCCATAAACTCCCAGACCTTCATACAGGCTTCCAATTCAGGAAGTGAGCAGTAGGGAGCAAATGCCATTCCAGGTCCGCGACCTTGGACACTATCAAGCATAACTTGATATTTTAGGTTAGAAGTAAAAATATGCTTTTGTTCGGGACGAAGAGATTGATAATCTCCCCTGTCTTTCTGTAAGGAGACCTCCTCGGGTCTCCAGAAGTATCCTAGTTGTTGAGTTGTGAGTTTTTCGAAGATTGGATATTTGTAAGAATCATATCTCTGAATACCAAGTGGTTGTCCAAAAAACATCGGTTGTTTTTTAGTATCCACTTCTTGAGAATTAAAAACAGTCATATTGTCGATCACACTTTTTTCCTCACTATTTGTTTTAAATCTTACAAGACTCACAATCGTCCTCCTCTGAGTTAAGAATATCATTGATTAAATCACCAACAGATGGTTTGGATTCTTCCGCCTCATCAGTCTTAATATCATAAGTATTTTGGTAATAGGATGTTTTCCATCCGTACTTATATGTAGTTAAGAGATCCTGTGCCATTACGCTAACAGGAACTTCATTGTTCTCATAATGCTCTGGATTATAGGACCAGTTTCCAGAAATCGCTTGATCAAAGAACTTCTGCATAACTGCAACAATATTAATATACCCACGATTGCTAGGCATATCCCAAAGAAGCGTATAATTGTTTTTAAGTGTGTGAAACTGTGGAACAATTTGCTTGAGAGGTCCTTTCTTGGACTTCTTGACGGACAGGTATCCACGAGGTGGCTCAATGCCGTTTGTGGCATTGGAGACGACAGAACTGCTCTCTGAGGGCATTTGTGCCGAGAGAGTGGAGTTTCTAACGCCATACTGCTTTACCTCTTCTCTGAGTGCTTCCCAGTCGTGTTGAAGAGTTGGATTTACCAATTCATCAACATCCTTTTTGTATGTATCAATTGGCAGAATACCTTGACCGTACTTGGTACGGTGCGAATACTCACAGGCACCTTTTTCTTTGGCAAGATTTACGGTTGCCTTGATTAGATAATACTGGAAAGATTCGGTCAAGTTATGAACCAGTTGCCAAGCACCAGGATCATCGTAGTGCTCTCCGTGCTTAGCAAGATAGTGTGCCAGACCAATGTAACCTACTCCAAGAGAACGACGTGCTCTGGTGGCAAGTTCTGCTGCCCTGACGGGATATCCTTGAAAATCAATGAGTTCATCAAGGCTCCTAATGGCAAGATCACAAAGAACTTCAAGATCCTCATTACCTTTAATTTTTCCAATGTTAATAGCAGAAAGGATACAGAGAGCAATTTCTCCACTTTCGTCATCAATATGTTGAATTGGTTTGGTAGGAAGAGTGATCTCCTGACACAGATTGCTCATCTCAACTTTATCCATAAAGGATGAGTGAGAGTTGCAATGGTCAATGTTCATAATGTACAAACGACCAGTTTCGGCACGTTCTTTCAGGAGGTCCAGAAAGAGTTCTTGAGCTCCAATAGTTTTTCTTGGAACAGATAGATCTCGTTCATAACCCACATAAAGGTCGTCAAATCGATCAGTGCCAAAAGCATCATACAGACCAGGAACGTCGTGTGGGGAGAAGAGTGTGATTTCTCCGTTTTGAATGAATCGCTCATAGAAGATTTTGCTGATTTGGATACTATAGTCTAACTTACGAACACGATTATCTTCGGTTCCTTTGTTATTTTTTAATACTAAGATATCACTTATTTCTTGGTGCCAGATTGGGAAGTGGACTGTCGCGCTTCCTCCTCGTATGCCATTCTGCGTACAGCAACGGACAGTTGCTTCAAACTTTTTGAGAAATGGTACAACACCAGTGTGCTGGACTTCACCACCTCTAATTTTAGCGTTGATGCCACGGATGCGACCTGCGTTGATACCGATGCCTGCCCTTTGAGCAACATACCTCCCAATAGCCATATCGCTACTGAAGATGCTATCCAAGGTGTCATCAACATCAACAAGAACGCAACTTGCATATTGACGAAGTGGTGTTCTAACTCCTGCCATGATTGGCGTTGGAATGTTGATTTTGTGTTTGGAGATTGCGTCATAATACTTCTTAACGTAGTCTAAACGGGTTTCTTTTGGGTACTTAGAAAAGATAGTTGCGGCAATCAACAGATACATGAACTGTGGAGTTTCATAAACAGCACCACTACTCCTATCTTGCACAAGATACTTATCAACTACCTGACGAAGACCTGCATAAGTGAAAAGATAGTCACGGCTGTGATCAATAAATGATTGGAGTTTTTCAAACTCTTCGGCATCATACAAAGAAAGAATCTCTGCATCATAAACACCCAGTTCAACACACTTTTGAGCGTGTTCCAAAACAGTTGGGCACTCGTGCATACGACCAAATAACTGCTTGCGAACAGCAAAAAGAAGCAAACGAGCGGCAACGAATTGATAATTAGGATGTTCAAGATCAATTAGATCGGATGCAGAACGAATCAAAATTTCTTGAACTTCTGCGGTTGTAATTCCATCGTAAAATTGAATACCTGATTGCATCTCAACTTGTGACGCAGACACTCCAGCAAGGTCCTTACACGCTTCTTCTACCATCAAATGAAGCTTGTTTAGATCCAGACTCTCAACCGACCCATTTCTCTTAACTACGTTTGTTCCGTTACTCATACCTTCTTCCATTCGTTGAATTTGATTTTTGCTTCGAGTGCTCTATATGTATTTGATTTTAACACATTCATAACAGAAAGTCCAGCGAGCACCATATCATTGATATCTTTTTGCTGAACTGCTTTTGGCCAGATAACTACTTTTTTACCTCCGTCGATGAGTTTAGAAATCCTGCCACAGATTTCTTTATTGCGGGGTTCGTTATCAAGAACATAGACAATATCATCACCCAAATTAAGACTATCGAGTAAAATATCCGATCCGCACATTGCGATGGCATTTTTGACAAACGTTGAATCAAATGGTCCTTCTGTGACGTAGATTGTTTCATCTGTACTTACCTCGTCTAGTCCATAAACTTTGGGAATACTCTCGTCTAAAATCACCGTGATATATTTAACATTACTGGGTCCTAGAGATCTTCCTTGAAATCCAAACAGTTCTCCTTCTCTAGTGTATAATGGTATCACTATGCGACTTTCATCCCTTACAATCCTACTAAATGTGGGTTTTTGTGTGTTAGTCCAGGCTTGGAATTTGTCAGCAAAATAAAACTTTTGTGGATTTAAAAGTCTCTTTTCAAGATATTGTGTAGCAATAGGATTCTCCGATGCCTTTGGTAAATCTAATTTTTTCTTAAAGATGGGTTTCTTAAACTCAAACTTTGGTTCTTCAACCACAAAGTTTTTACCAGTATGCCCCTCCTTAAACTTTTCAAGAGTATATTGCTTATGAAGAGTTGGATCTATCTGTTTAAGGAAGTTATTAAAGGATAAACTTGCTCCACAGTTATGGCACTTGAAGTTTGTATTATTCTTGACCGGGTAAATGTATCCCCTTGTCTTGTTTTTGTTCTTCTGAGAATCTCCACAAATCGGGCAACGGAATGTGTAGAGATCCGACTTAACCCTTTTGAATTTTTGAAGACGCGAAGATACGAGTCCAATATACTTGGAATCAATCAAATCCATTATGAAGGGTGCTTATTTCAGTCTCTCTATTCTACCGTTGTCTTGTGTCTGTGTCAAGATGCTTGACAGAATTTCTGAATTATTGATTGTGAAGCTTACTGCTGCAAGAATTCCAATACCTATCCAAACTTTTTTTTCTAATCCTTGTAACTTTGCTAATACAGCATTATGATCCTTATCCATCTTATCTTTTAACTGGTCAATCTTCGTAAAGAGTATATCTTCTATCTTTTCACCATTATTAATTTTTTCTTCATGAACTACAAGCATCTTAGTTACATTTGCATTTACTTCACTTATTTTTTCAATCGCACTCTCAATACGTTGCATTAACTGCTCAGTAGTATGAATCTTTTCCTCAAGGATTGCAACCTTTGTTTCTATTGTTTGAGAGGGTGAGTACATTGGATTAATTATGGTTGTGGTTTTTTCCAGCGTGTTCTGGCACCTGGCAGAAGACCTCTGGCAAGAATAGGAGGTCTTTTATTAACTGGTGGTGTTCCAGTTTGAATATTAAATCCTAATGATTTCTCACCATTCCCAACTACATTAGCACCAGCACTCATACCATCTTCACGGAGTTGGCGAACTATACCAATGATTCTATTTATTTTGCTTTCCATTAGATTGATTGCAACTGTAACAAACATTCAGAATCCGAATCAATTTCATTAATATGAGTTCTTGGATATTCTGGTATTCTATCTAAGAAAACTAAAAAACTTTTAATTGATGGCCAAAGATCAGTCTCTAAATTATAAAAAAGTAGAGGAACTGCTGCATCATCAAATACATTAAACAAAACTATTAAATGATTTAAAATAAGGTGTGTTTTGAGCACACCTGTATTTTTGTATTTCTTTAATAATCTTTTGATATATTTGATTCGCTTCAAGTCGTCTTCAAAATCTTCTTTTGTAACGGCTTGTGGGTTGTTGTAAAATTTTATAGCGAATAACAAATAATTGTTTTCATTCAATTCATCAAACTTCATATCATGCCTTTACTGTCAAAGTGGTTGTTCCGATACCAACACCAGAGAATATGGTTCCAGCACCACCAACGTTTCTAACGATATCGGAGGTAAAGGTCTTAATTACTGCACCACCATCATAGGCATCAGTAACAGTTCCTACCAAAGCAGTTCCCCAGTTAACACTGAGGGTAGCACCTGCGCCAGTGAGTGTTGTAGGAGCAGTGAATGCAAATGCAACTCTATTTGTTACCTGACCATTATAATTGGTGAATGTTGTATATCCAACGTTGGTAACGTAATTAAATACGTTAACATTACGGGTAATTGATGCTGCATAGGCAACAATGGTGCTTGCTGTTACGCCACTTTGCTGACTGATTTGTACCTGAGCACCTGCGGTAGCATAAACCAATTCATTCCAAACAACGTGAACATATCCAGTTGTTCCAGTTGCAATTCCTGTGGTTCCACCAGCACCGATACTGATTGGATTGGATCTGTTTGGATCTTCAAAGAAGATGGCAACAGGAGTCGCTGATCCAAGACCAGTTCTGTTTGAAGTAATACCAGTGGTATTCAAACCAATAACAGGAACAAAGACTGCATCATAATAAGAAGTTGAAAGACCAGATTGCTCAGTACTACCATAACGTCTCTGAATCCACCCACGATTATCTGCAAAAACGTTCCAAGGTGAATTATGCTTATCAGCATCACTCAGGTGCTTTGGAAGATTATATCTGTTTGCTGAAGTTTCAGTAGTTGTAGAAATGCCCCAAAGAGCCATGTGCTTTACCTATAATTCTTTTTCTAGTAATATTTATAAAAAAAGGAGACCTTGGTTTTGGTCTCCTTATAATTTGGAGTTAAAAACTCAGGGAGTTAAATCTTTAGCACCCTTTGCTTTCAGAGCATTTTGTCCCTGAAGTAGAATAAGTGAAAGAATACCGTTTGCTTTTACTTTTGGATTTGCTCCAAGTGCTTCCGAAACTGCAAAAAGAACAGTTGCGATAAGTGCTTGATTAGCAAGTGCCCATGCGATTAATGCTGACATAATAACCTCGTGTGAAGGATCCTGTCTTATTTATCAATCGTTATATGATTTTTCCTTAGGTGCTCCAGGAATGCTGTATGATTTCAGTTTTTTAGGTTCTTGTGGTTTTGGTTTTGGTTGTGATGCTTGTGCTGCTTTTTGTGCATCAGAACCTAGAATAGATTTATCACCATGTCTCTTTACAAGATTTGCTTTTACGGCAGCCATCGCACGATCAGCAGCAGTTTCTTCAGTAGTCATCATAACAATAGGATCTTTCATCCCTGCTGCTCTCAACTTATTTTTGACAAGATTTACTTTTGTGGGAATTGATCTTGAATCTTCAGTATCAATCTTAGTTTTTTCATTTGATGCTTCCTCACCTAATTTTTTACCACCTCTACGGGCAGTAAGCACAGCAGCAATTGCAGCATCTCTTCTTTTTTCTTTTGATCTTC